TCTTTTGAGGGAACAGCACCCAAGTATGAAATTCCAAAAGGAATCGAATACTCGTGTAACCTTCGGTGGTACAAAGAAAAGCTAAACTATTAGCAATTCCTACCCAACGAATTAAACTAAACTATAAAAAGGAAACTAAACTATGGCAAACCAAACAGCTGGCTTTGGATTCAGACAAGCACCTACAGTAGGATCAACACCTGCTACAGGTGGACAAGCTGAGTACATGGTCAAATCAGGCTTGGGTATAGGAATTTTTCAGAACAATCCTGTTTCACAGCAACATACGGCAGGTGACGATGGGTATCTACAAGATGCTACAGCGGACACTATGGACGATGGAATCGCTGGTGGAGCAGATTGGTCAACTGGAACTTCCAACATTCAACCAATCGTAGGTGTGTTTAATGGAATATTTTATATAAATAGTTCTACAAGCAAACCTACTTTCGCAAACCACGTGTTGGCTAGTACTACGTTCGGAACGGACTATAATACTGGTTCAAACGACGGGATCGGCTTTGTTAACGACAACCCTATGCAAGAATATACTTGCAAAGCGGATGCAGCGGTAACACAAGCAAATCTTCTAAACACTTTTAATCCGACTGATGGAGCAACTGCGGGTACTCAAATTAATGGTCAATCGACTGTTAAATTAGATGTTACTGGAACAGCAGCTACTTCTCAATTTAGAATTGTTAGAACTGCAAACGAACCTGGTAATAATGATGCAACTACGGCTAATTCGAACGTAATAGTTCAAATTTCACCAGCGGCGTCAATTTCTAACTAATAGGAGCACTTAACTATGGCAATATCAAGAGCACAACTAGTTAAAGAACTAGAGCCTGGTCTGAATGCACTATTTGGACTAGAATATAAACAATATGGCGAGCAGTGGGCTGAAATTTTTGAGACAGAAACATCTGACAGAGCTTTCGAAGAGGAAGTAATGTTAGCTGGTTTCTCAAATGCGGCAGTTAAACCTGAAGGACAGGGTGTAACTTTCGACGACGCTCAAGAAACTTTCACAGCTCGTTACACTAACGAAACGATTGCATTAGCATTCGCTATCACAGAAGAAGCTATCGAAGATAACTTGTATGACAGACTTGCGTCTAGATATACAAAAGCGTTAGCAAGATCTATGGCGTCTACTAAGAATATCAAAGGCGCAGCAGTATTAAACAATGCGTTTGATGCAAACTTTGCTGGTGGAGATGGTAAGGAGCTTTGTGCTACTGACCACCCTACATTAGCGGGTACGTTTGCAAACGAATTGGGAACAGCTGCTGAGTTGAACGAAACATCATTGGAGCAGTCTTTAATTGACATCGCTGCACTAACTGATGAAAGAGGCCTAAAAATTGCGGCACAAGGAACTAAATTAATAATTCCTTCAGCGCTTCAATTTACTGCTGACAGACTTATGAATTCTGCAGGCAGAGTTGGCACAGCGGATAACGACATCAACGCTATCAGAAACATGAATATGATTTCTGGCGGATACGTAGTAAACAACTACTTAACTGCAGCGAAGAAGTTCTTTATCATGACTGATGTTCCAAATGGTCTAAAACACTTCAACAGATCACCTATCAAAACTTCAATGGAAGGTGACTTTGATACTGGTAATGTAAGATACAAAGCTAGAGAGAGATACGTATTTGGATTCTCTGACCCTAGAGGTATCTTCGGATCAAATGCAACATAATCGTAACTGATTTAAAAGGGGCCGCCTTAAAACGGCCCCTTTTTTTATGGAAGGTGTAAAAATGAAGAATTTTCTTGTTAAAATCTATGCATATAATTATAAAATGGAGCTAACCATCACTTGTATGGATGGCCCATTAGATATAGAAAATGCAATAGTTGACAAACTAGGAAAAGGTGATATAAAATGGGAATATCTTGGAGAAATGCATGATCCAAGAGTTAACCGAATAACCTATGAGGAGGTTATTAATGGAGGAGATGATGCAACACTTACAAAGTCTATACCAGGAGAAGAGGGGTCTAGATCTGAAATGGGAACAAGAGCATCTTAAAGAGGGTAGATATACTCTCAATATGGTTAAGATTGACAGACAAGTTAGAGATGTAATTAGCCATATTAAACTTGCAGAAGCTAAAAAAGAGCATATGCAAAATAAAGTAGAAAACTCTGTCCCTAAAGTTTCTGTAGCCACTTAAGAGCTACACATAAAATCAACACAAAACCACAGCCCTCTTGCGCTCTAATTAAATGTAATGTATAAAAGATACACTATACAATTAATTAGATCATAGACGAGTATAGTCGACGGCCTAGAGACTATGATCATAAACTAGGAGGATATAATTATGGCACAAACTACGTTTTCAGGACCAATATTAGCTGGTACTATTAAAAATACTACAGGCACTACAGTTGGAACTGATATGAAAAACACAGGTCAAGTTGTAATGGCACAAACTTTTGCAATTGATCTTTCAAGCGGAGCAATCGCAGCTCAAGCATCTAATGTAATAATTCCAGCAAATTCACAAATCATTGATTGTATTTTTGATATTATTACAGCAGCAAATACTTCCACTAATATTAGTGTTGGTTTTGTTGGTGGCGCAGCTACTGCTCTTGTAAACGCTCATACAATCGGAACAACGGCGGGTAGACAATATCCAACAACAACGGCTGGTGGAGCACTAGCTTGGGAAGATATTGGAACATCTGATCAAAGAATTAATTTTACTAATTCTGCAGCGACAAATGCAGGTGAAGTTAGAATTACGATTACGTATCAGCAAAACAATAACTTAGCATAATAATTTAGTGTGGGCTTCGGCCCACACATAATTTAAGGAGAAAATTAATGAGCACATATCCAGTAGATATAAAAGCCAAAAGAATACAAAGCACTACAGCGAACCAAGAAGTTTTTGCTGGCCCTGGGAGATTTTTAGGATTTTCTGCAAATTGTACTGCAGGAGCAGGAACAATTACTTTAGAAGATAATAATTCTGCTTTAGCAGTTTTTGGAACTCCAGATGGTTCTTCATCACCTTTTGTATATAATGCTACTTTTCCAGGAACAGGAATTAAGGCTAATACTAAATTGACAGTAAGTTTGTCAACTATTGCTGATGTAACATTTTACTTCGGCTAGGAGATTTAAGTGGCTACAATTACTTATACAGTCACTGTAGCAAGTGGCACTAACCAATACGGAACCGGTAATAAATTTTATATTAACGGTGAGGTAAGTCCTGTTCTCTATTTACAAGAAGGCAACACCTATATTTTTGATCAATCTGATTCTTCTAATGGAACTGGTGGTGTTCACTATTTTGCATTTTCTACAAATCCTAATAATTCACCTACTGCATCTTATACGACAGGTGTAACTACAACAGGAACACCGGGAAGTTCTGGAGCCAACACTACAATTGTTGTGGCTCCTGTTAAAAAAACAGGTGCACCAGTTTTATTTTATTATTGTACAAATCACTCGGGTATGGGTAATAGTGCACAAACTATTTCACCAACATCAAATGAAGCAGAATTTAATCCACAAATAGATGATATCATTGAAGAGGCTTTTGAGAGAACTGGAGTTCATGGAGCCAGAACAGGATATCAATTAAGATCAGCAAGAAGATCACTTAATATAATGTTTCAAGAGTGGGGAAATAGAGGTGTTCATTTATGGAAAGTTAAACTTGCAAAAGTGCCGTTAGTAGAAGGACAAGCAGAATATAATTTTGCATCTGATTCTACAAATTTTCCCCAAGATATAGATACAGTTTTAGAGGCCTATTACAGAAACAATTCTGATGCAACTGCACCAGCAGATATTGCATTAACTAAAATAGATAGATCTGCATATTCTCAAACACCAAACAAATTAGCTAAAGGTACACCATCACAATATTATGTAGAAAGAAAATTAAATCCAAGTGTATTTTTATACACAACACCAAGTTCAAGTGTATCTAGTACAAGTTCACCAAACAATTTTCAATTTTGTTTTTATTATTTAGCAAAAATTCAAGACGCTGGTTCTTATAATTATACGTCTGATGTAGTAAATAGATTCTATCCTTGCATGATGTCTGGTCTTGCATATTATTTAAGTCAAAAATATTCACCAGATAGAAGTCAAGAATTAGAACGAAGATATGAAAGTGAATTATTAAGAGCACTTGATGCAGACAATCAAGGTACATCTACTTTCATTTCACCACAAACATTTTATGGAGATGGAGTATAATGGGTAAGTACGCGTCAGGTAAATATGCATACGCTATTTCAGATAGATCAGGGTTGAGATTTCCTTATGATGAAATGGTAAGAGAATGGAATGGGTCTTTAGTTCACACATCTGAGTATGAACCAAAGCAACCACAATTAGAACCAAAACCAGTTGGTTCTGATCCACAAGCTTTATATAATCCAAGACCACAACCAGCATCTAAAACAAGTTTAATACTTTTAAGTAATAATCCTTTTACATCTGTTATTTATAGTGGCACAACTTATGTAAATGTTTTTTCAGAAGATCATCAAAGAGCTGCAGGTTCTACAGTAAGGTTTAGAGGACCCCCTCTTGTAACTTCTGCGGGCCCAGGTGGTGCAGATGAAGCAGATTTAAAAAACTTACAAGCTTTTGCAACTATCCCAACATTTGACAACGTAAGTGATTTAAATAATGCATCAGGATTTACAATTGCATTAGGCCAAATAGATTCTTCAGGTAATATTACAGGAGCTACAACAACAGATTCTTTAACAGATCCTATAAATTATTTTCATATAACTAGCACTAGTAATGCTACATCAGGTGGTGTATCAGGTGGTGGAGATAATTGTTCTGCAGGACCAGTAACATTAGGAGTAGTAAACGCATAATGGCATATACTTTAGATAATTTAAGAACTGATATTAGAAACTATACAGAGGTAAGTAGTAATGTTTTATCGGACACTGTGTTAGAAAGATTAATTAAAAATGCAGAACTAAAAATACACAGAGCAATTGATACAGATCAAAGCGTATTTTATGCAACATCTAATTTAATTATTAATAATAGATATGTGACCATACCTGCTGATTTAAGATTTATTAGATACGTCCAGCTTACAAATTCTGATGGTGAGCAATTCTATTTAGAGCAAAGAGATACAAGTTTTATAGCAGAATACTATTCTACACCTGGAACTTCAGCTGTAGATATACCTAAATATTATGCTAATTGGGATGAAGAATTTTGGGTAGTAGCCCCAACACCTGATAGAACATATGAAATTACATTAGCTTATGACAAAGAACCACCAACAATTACAACAGAAACAGGTGGCACTTATTTGTCAAATAAATATTCAGACTTGCTTTTATACGCATGTTTAGTAAATGCATATGGGTACTTGAAAGGACCGCAGGATATGTTACAATACTATCAGGGCGAATATAGTCAAGCTCTAGAAACGTATGCTCTCGAGCAAATTGGGAACAGACGCAGAGACGAATATCAAGATGGTGAAGTTCGTGCTCAACTCAACGTTAAACCACCATCAAGTTATAAATAGGAGAAAATAAAAAATGGCAAACGTAGTACCTTTTTCATTCGCACAAGAGTTATTAAAAGGAACACATGACTTTGTAAATAATACTATAAAGTTAGCTCTGTATACTGCTAATCCTTATACTACATCTAGCACTCAATATACTTCGGGTTCAGCTAACCAAGTTAGTGGTACAGGATATACAACTGGTGGAAATACATTAGGAAGTCCTGTTGTTGCTAACCAAACAAATGTTGCAACTTTGACTTTTGCACAAACTCAATGGACATCCGCAACTTTTGGTGCAGCTTTTGGAGCTATATATAATAATTCAGCGAGTGATAAATTAGTTGTTGTTTTAGATTTTGGTGGAACAAAATCTTGTTCAAACGGAACGTTTACAATTACGTTCCCAAGCACAAGTTCAGGTACACCAGCTGGAACAGATTCGCTTATTAGTATAACATCGTAATAGGAGAATAAATGGCTTTGGTTATAAATGACAGAGTAAAAGAAAACAGTACAACATCTGGTACAGGTAATATTACACTTGCGGGTGTTGCATCTGGACAAGGTAATGTAACTTTTAATAGTGGTATCGGAACAGGTAACACGACTTACTATTGTATTTTTGAACAAGGCACTAATACGTTTGAAATAGGTTTAGGAACTTTATCAGGTTCAACAACTTTGGAGAGAACAACAGTTATTAATAACTCTTCAGGTAATACATCTAAAATAAGTTTTACAGGCGGAACATTAGATGTATTTGTAACAATGCCTGCAGCAAAAACGGTTTACCTAGATTCAACAGGCACACCAGTAGGAGCAGCTTCAGCAGGTTTTGCACTTGCAATGGCTGTTGCATTATAAAGGAATAAAATATGGCACAAGATTTTAGAAACAATTTACAAAGAAACGTTGGAACATCAGAAGTTACTTTAGTAACTGGCGGCGACTACGATGCAGTCATTGGAATTAGATGTTGTAATGTTACTACCTCCACTATTGAAGTAGATGTATTTATAGATAACAGTGGTAATGATCATTTTATTGCAAAAGGTGTGGTTGTCCCACCAAATTCTGCAATTGAATTAATTCAAGGTGGAGCAAAAATTGTTTTAGAAAATAATGACTTATTAAAAGCTAAAAGTAATACTGCTTCTAGTTTAGATATTGTCACTTCATTTATTGATAGTATTAGTACGTAAGGAGGAAATATGACGGCAATAATAAACGGTGTTCAATACATTGGGGGTCAAACATCTCCAGATGAATTTATTAAAAATCAAGCGTCAACGATCGACGGAACTCAAACAATAGATAGTGCAGTTCTTGCAGGACCTATTACGATTCCTGCAACTATAACAGTAACAGGGACTTTAGTAATAGTATAATGTCAAAGATAGAAGTAAATAAAATTGGACCTCAATGTGGAACAACTTTAACAGTTGGTTGTGGTGCTGGTCAAACAGTAGTAGCTGATGCAGCTACAGTAACTTTAGGACGTTGTGGCGGTACAGTTGCTTTAGCTAGTGGAGCTACTCAAACAGGTTTCGGTAGAACAGGGACTGTTGATTGGGATACAACTCCTAAAACTGCAACTTTTACTGCGGTATCTGGAGATGGATTTTTTGCAAATACCACAAGTGGTGGATTTACAATGAATTTACCGGCAGGAACTGCTGGTTCTATAGTTTCGGTTGCAGATTATGCAGGAACTTGGGCATCAAGTAATTTAACAGTTACGCCAAATGGTTCACAAAAAATAGGTGGCACAAATGCAGGTGTAGTTTTAAACACTGAAGGTCAATCAGTTACTTTTATTTATGTAGATGATGTTCAAGGTTGGATTAACACAATGGATTCAACATCTAATGTTAGAGGTAATGCTTTTATAAATGCTTCAGGTGGTACTGAAACTACTTCAGGAGATTATAAAATTCATACATTTACAGGTCCTGGTACATTTACTGTGTCCGCAGCAGGATCAAGTGCTGAGAATAATACAGTAGATTATTTAGTTGTTGCTGGTGGTGGATCAGGAAGTAACAGAAACTGTGGAAATGGTCCTGGTGGCGGAGGCGCAGGTGGTTTTAGGTATTATGCAAACACAACAAATAATCCACAATCAGGTAATCCAGCAGCTCCTTTAAACAATTTTCCAAGTGGAACAGCAGTAACTGTTTCAGCAACAGCTTATCCAATAACTATTGGAGCTGGTGGTACAGCTCCAACTTGTAGTGCACCAGGAGGAGCCTGTGGTTCAAATGGTTCTAATACAATTTTTTCAACTATTACATCAGCAGGTGGTGGTTTTGGTGCAAAAGCAGGACACCCGCCAGGAAGTGCTGATGGAGGTTCAGGTGGTGGCGGACCATCTAATGTTCCTGGTGGACAAGGATCTGGTAATACACCTCCAGTTTCTCCTTCTCAAGGCAATAATGGTGGAGATATTGGTGATAATGCAGGCGGCGGTGGAGGTGGTGCTACAGCAGTTGGAGGTACAGCTCCTCCTAATACTGGCGGTACTGGTGGTGCAGGTGCAGGTGTAACAGGTTTTGGAACTTCTGGGCAAGTTTCAAGTTGTAAGTATTATTTTGCTGGTGGTGGTGGCGGAGGTGCAAGAATAGAAAATACAGTTGGACCGGGTGGTATAGGTGGCGGTGCTGCTGGTAATCCCCCATCTGCAACAGGTGCAGGAACAGCTAATACCGGTGGTGGCGGTGGCGGTGGTAGAGGTTATCCTAACCCTCCTGGAGCAGCTTTATATGGTGGATCTGGTGGATCGGGTATAGTAGTAGTAAGGTATAAATATCAATAATTATGACAAGTAAAATTAAAGTAGATAATATAAATAAAGTTTCAGATGATTCAACAATCATCAAAAAATGTGGATCAACAACAACAGTAGGATCAGGATCTGGTAATACAATTGTTGTATGTGGTTCAACTGTTACTATGGGTAGATGTGGTGGTACAGTTGCTCTTGCATCAGGTGCATCACAAACAGGTTTTGGAAGAACAGGGAC